CGCAAAAAACAGTGTTTTAACATTTTGGGCAAAAGCCGGTGGAAGTGGTGCAGGACAATATTCTTGCCAAATCAAATATCTTAAATCTGGCCCCACCTATTATGTCCAATATCACACGTTTACTCTAACAACATCGTGGCAAAAATTTACAATTAATCTTAATGCTAATGGTACTGCAACATCCCAAGCTATAATAAACGACAACACCGCAGGAATGGAAATATATTGGTGGTTAGTTGCAGGATCTAGTGATTTAGTTTCAGCATCATCAACATGGACTACTGGTGATAGTTCTTATAAAGCGGTTACTGGTCAAACAAATTTCATGGCAAACGATACCAATGAATTTTATTTAACAGGAGTTCAACTAGAACTCGGCAGTGTAGCAACTCCGTTTGAGCATAGAAGTTATGGGGATGAGTTGGCTAGATGTCAGAGGTATTACAACACACATCCTGATGGCTCTATGAATATGCACGGTTTTTATTACAGTAGTACCACATCATTAGCAGAGGTGAATTTTCCTGTTACCATGAGAGCTGCACCAATCCTTGTTGCTTTAAATGGGGCAGGATCAACAAGTACTGATGTTACGTCTATAATGGGGTTTACTAGGGCATTCGATGATGCTGTTGGTAACTTTATTGACTCATACACAGCAGATGCGGAGTTGTAAAAATGAATGAATTTAAAATTAGTTCAGCACAATATATGGCCCACCATTTAACAGGAAATAATTGTGCTGTTCTAGTTACCATAAATGGAACAGAAATGTCCGTTCCACTTGACCCAGCCAATCGTCACTACGCAGAAATTATGCGACAAGTAGAAGAAGGTAAATTAACAATAGAAGAAGCGGAATAAGGCATCATGAGTTCTGAACTTAAATTAACGAATATAAAACACCCAAGTTCTGGCAGTAATAATCTGGTGCTGGCGAGTGATGGTAATGTATCGATAACGAATACTTTAAGTGCAGGGACTTTAGGTTCGTCAGTAGCAGGAAACTGGGGTTGGAAATTATTACAAACTGAAACTATTTCAAGTGCAGTATCTAATAAGGATATTGGTTCGTCATCTTTATTTTCTTCAACTTATGATACTTATAAAATTATTTTTTATAATTTAGGAGTCGCTTCAGATATTGGAATTAATCTTCAATTAAGTGTCGATACGGGTTTTGTTACTTCTGGCAGTCATTACGATTATACAGCTAGAGCACACAGATCTGATGGACATGTTAATCAAGGTGCAAGTAACGGAGCAGATGCAGTAGACATGGTAACTCAAAATGTGCGAGGTGATAACAGTGATAGCGGTTATAACCGAGCAGGGATGTGTGGAGAAATCACTGTTCCTAATCCTACTGAAACTGGGATAGCTAAATTTATTTTTGGGTACGCTTCCTATATGAATTCACAGGCTTATACAGTAATAAGTACATTTGCAGGTGGTTTTGGAAGGGATGGAGGCAGTGCAACGCACAGAAAGCCAATTACTGGTGTTAGGTTTCAAGGGGGGGGCGGTTCAGTAAATTTGACTAGAGGAACTATACGTTTATACGGAGTTATAAATGCCTAAAATTTTACAAGAAAATAATGGTTTCCCTGTTGTATATGACGAGACAGACAATTTTAAAATTGTAGAAAAAAAAGCAGAAAGAAATTCAATGCTTGCAGAAACAGATGTTTATATGGTTGAAGATTTTCCAACTACTAAAAAAGCAGAATGGGTTACATATAGACAAAAACTTAGAGACATGGATTTAAGCGATCCAGATAATATTACATGGCCCACTAAACCAGAATAAAAATCATGCCTAGCGATCTTCAGATAACGAACATCCGTGACCTAAATAATGCCAATAGTGCGATCACAATTGGTTTGGATGGTCAAATTACTGTTAATCAAAATAATCCTACGATTACACTAGGGAGTAATGCGACTATTTCAAAGTCTGGGATGATTGTTAATTCTGGTGCAGTACAAAATTCCACAAGAACAAGTGTTTCAGGTTCAAGTTCAACTGATCGAGAACTGTTGGATATTGGGGATTTTAACAAATTAAATTCTAACACTAAATTGATTATTCAGGTTATGTGTCCTGCATTTGGATTTGATCATGCTGGTGCTGTAAGTATTGGACTTAAATATGGATCTAGCACAACACAATGGGGAGGAAGTTTTTATTATACTGTTCAGCCCTATTCTGGTTTTATTGTGGCTTATTTTTATTCATCTAGTCATACAACTACAGGTACACAAGCAATATCTTTAAGGTCTGGAGTTGGAAACAGTACAAGTCAAAGACCTTGTTTAATTATTAATCCAAACAGCACTGATGATTCTAGGTCTTTTCAATTAGTTACAACAGCAGTTATATATGAGGTTGTGTAATGGATATTTTAGGCAAAGTATTAGACAAGCATTATGAAGGTAAATGGAATTCTTTCCATGCACCAACTGGTACAATGGCTGACTTTGAAAATATTGATTGGATTGGCGATAAACCTAGTAAATCTGATTTTCAAACACAGTATGATGCTGAAGAGCAAGCATATAATAATAGTCAGTACCAACGAGATAGAGCAGAAGCTTACGACCCAATTCCAGAACAGCTTGATCAGATTTTTTGGGACATGGATGGGTGGAAAGCAAAAATAAAAAGCGTAAAAGATAAATTTCCAAAGCCTAGCTGATGGATCATCATAACTTCCCTGAGTTTCCTAATCCTGCGGAATGAAGCAAATCCTTGCCATCTATACGCTGCTCCTGGTCAGCACCACGGCATTTGCAGATGTCCTTGCGAATCCGCGTGACCAGTATTTAGAGCAAAGGTATCAGCAGCAATATACACCCCCGCCAGCTCCCCAGGGAAACGTCACCGATATGTTGTTCAACATCTTCCTCGAACAAGGGATCTTGGGAGCAATGCTGATTGTGCTGGGCGTGTATTTTTACAAGATGGAGGGCCAGGCAAGGCAAGACCGGTTGAAGCTGCAGGAGAAATTTGAGTCGTTGGTAACCCGGAACCAGGACAATCTGATTGAGGTGAAGACGCACCTGGCCTCGCTGGATGCAAGGATGCAGAATTTGGAACGTGAAACAGAAGGCATGAAGGATTTCATATTTACCCGTTTTAAAGTTTAACAGGAATCTAGGTGGCTTATAAGAGTTTCGAAGTTGATTTTTGCGGCAATCGGAATGCTGCTTATCTGGACACCATCTCTTGCAGTAAGGAGCCTTTATAATGAAGAAGAGGTCCGGTGCATGGCGCTCAATCTATATCACGAATCCCGATCAGAAAGCCGTCTATCGCGCTTTGCAGTCGGGCAAGTGGTATTCAATCGCGTTGAATCGCCAAATTTTCCAGACACAGTATGCGGGGTCATTAAGCAGGGGAAGCATGAGAGAGGTGTACCTTTACGGAATCGTTGCCAGTTCAGTTGGTACTGCGATGGTCGTAATGACGATCCTCGCGATCGATTGGCTTTCCGGGAGGCTATGATGTTGTCTCGTTTTTTGCTGACAACGAAGAAATATCTTCCGGATCTGACAGAGGGCGCGACTCACTATCATGCAGATTATGTCATGCCGCGTTGGGCATTTAAGTACAAGCGGCTGTTCAAACTTGATCGACACATATTTTATAAGTGATGGCAAAAACAATTGAGAAGATAACAGAAACGGATCCGCCGAAGAAGAATGGCAACGGGACATCAGTAAACGCGAAGATCCAGCTAGGGAGGGCGCGTTTCCGGTTCCTTTTAGCGATACTCATTTTAGGCGTTTATTCCGCAGCAATTTATATGTTGTTTGTTCATTCTGGCGAATTAAACGACAAAATATCCTCACTTTTGCAAGTTATGATCGGCGCCTTGACGGTGGTACTTAGTCAACTGGCGGGGTTTTATTATGGAGATGCCTCGTCTGATATGAACGGCAAAGAGGATGAAAAAAATAGCCCCGTCCTGGAGCAGCGGGTAGACATAACCGCTCCGAATCAGAAACCTCAAGACATGGATATTTAATGTTGATGCAAGCAATTCAGCTGGTTGAGCTGTTTAAAGGAATCAAGGAATTAGTAGACAGTGATGACAATACCTTGGATGCGGGTATGGTTGATAAAATGGTTGATAATTTAGGTTCAGAAGTCAAAGAAGGGATTAATAAACTGATTGATGACGATGACAGCCAGCCTCACAAAAACTTTATGGATTTTCTTAAAGGTTGAGGAAAAGGCTTTGTTCAAAATGTTGGGCTGAAATTGATGATTTAGACGAAGAAGCGTCTTATTTAGGAATCACAAAAGAAGCCCTCATTCAGATTCGTCAATTTGAAGTAAAAAAGAAGAGAAAATATTACAGAGTGAAACCTAAAGTGTATGGGAATAAATACGTCAAGCATTTAGTTAGAAATGAAAGTATCGAAGAATTTTTCGTTAAAAGAGCTGACCAAGACCGAGTGTCGGATCGATAACATCCCGGACTCCAGGGCGCTGATGAATATTGCGGTTTTGGCAGCAAAGATACTGCAGCCTTGCCGGGATGAGTTTGGGCCGATCCGCGTGACCAGCTGCTTCCGGTCGGTTGACGTTAACAAAGCCATTGGAGGATCTGATACCTCAGACCATTGCGCTGCTGGGACGGCGGCAGCGGCAGATTTTGAAGTGATTTCTGAAGAGATATCGAACCTTCAGCTGGCTCAATGGATCACGGAAAACCTGACCTGGAAGCAATGCCTGCTGGAATTTTATGACCCGGAAGAAGGGCCAAATTCAGGCTGGGTACACTGTTCCTATGACATCACCGGAGAAAACCGGGAAGACATCAAAACAGTTCGCAAGGTGAACGGAAAAACAAAATACCTGGATGGCTTCGTCATCGAATAAAACGAGTCAGCTGTCGGAGCTGGAGCGTCAGATTGCTGCAGCCAAGAGGCAGAAACACGCGATAGAGTGCAGGGAGAACTTTTTGCAGTTTGTCCAATTTACCATGCCCGATCCGGAGGATCCGGAAGACCTTTCATTATCATTATTTAGAGATGCAAAACATCATCGAGCAATTGCAAAAGCTCTGGAAAAGACTGAAAAAGGGCATATCCCCCGGTTGATCGTGACGCTGCCGCCCAGGCATGGGAAGAGCGAACTGATCTCAAGAAGATTCATCCCCTGGTTGTTGGGGAAAGACACTTACCGGAATGTCATATTTGCAACATACAACGAAGAATTTGCCGGGGATTTTGGTGCGGATGCTCGTGCCATCATGGAGTCTCCACAGTACCGCCAAGTGTTTCCTAATTTTAAATTTCGCAAAGGTGGGGCATCCAAAAGCCGCATTCAATCGATGAATGGTGGTATGGCGGTATTTGTGGGACGCGGCGGATCGATAACAGGGAGAGGAGGTGATTTCGTAATCTTGGATGACCCGATTAAGGATTCGATTGAAGCGCAGTCACCAACCCTGAGAGAGCAGCTCTGGCAGTGGTTTACCCAGGTGTTGATGACGCGCTTGATGACAAGTCAGGCATCGATTGTAATCGTGCAGACCAGGTGGAACGAGGATGATCTGATTGGGCGTCTGACGGATCCTTTGAATCCGCATTTTAGTGAAGAAGAAGCATCAAAATGGAAGGTGATCAATCTCCCAGCGATTGCTGAAGAAGAGGATCCTTTGGGCCGAAAGGTTGGTGAGCTGTTGTGGCCTGAGAGGTTTGACCAGGAGTTCATGGACGCGCAGCAGCGTCTGGATCCGCGTGGCTTTTCTGCATTGTACCAGCAGCATCCGAGTCCAGAGGATGGAGATCTTTTTCGCCGTGATAATCTTTGTTATTACGACAAGAGGGATCTTCCCAGCGATATGCGGATTTATGCTGCATCCGATCATGCGGTTGGGACCGATAAGACCAGGCATGACGCAACGTGCTGCATCATTGTGGGTGTTGATT